TTATGTCTCTGTTCTGTTATGATGAATCTGTTAAAGAATATGTTGAAAAAAAAGGAAAGATAGCAGGATACAAAGGTATTATATATCTTTCTGGAGAGCATATAATAGATGTAGATGGTAATGAATTTGATGAAGCTAAAGATAAAGCTGAAAAAGTTCTTAAAATACTTAGAAATCTAAATGTTCCATGTAAAATATATTTTAGTGGTAGAGGTTTTCATATCTCTATACCACGAGAAAGTTTTAAGTGGAAACCACATGAAGACTTAAATAAATATGTTAAAGATGCACTCACAGCTAAAAATATATTCAAATATGCTGATCCTTCTGTAACTGATAAGACAAGACTTATTAGAATCAATAATACTATAAATTCTAAAGTAAGTTTATATAAAGTTGAACTTACAGAGCTTATAAAAGATACAGATTTTGAAGATTTAACTAAAGATGATATAACAAGTTATGCTTCAAGACCTAAAAGACCCTCACCTTATGGTTTCTTTCAAGAAGTTGAACCAGTCTTTGATGCTTTACCTCCTGAAAAGAAGAAGAAAAAAGCTAAAACTAAAGATGAAGTTAAACCAGCAGACTTAGGAAGACAACCAGATCCTGTAAACTATCCTTGTATATCAGATATGTTGAATTGGAGAGGTGAAGGTAAAAGACATATGATTGCTTTAAGATTAGCTTCTTGGTTTAGACTAAGGTATCCAGAGCATATAGTTAATATTATTATGGAGGATTGGAGACAGCAAGTCAATGAAGGAGCTAAGAAAAAAGTAACTCAAGATGAAATGTTAAGACTTATAGATGGCTCATATACTGGACATGATGGTAGTGGCTACAATTATGGTTGTAATGATTTCATTAGAGAGTCTTTTTGTAGTCAAACCTGTAGACTTTATGGAGCTAAAAAGAGTAGTGATGTAGTAGGATTTGGAGGGATGGAAGATAATGCATTAGAATTTTATTCAAGTGGATTAAAACCTTTAAATCTTGGTGATATGTATGAAGGAGAAGATTTCCCTATATATCCCGGTGAGTTAGTTGTTCTACAAGCTGAACCAAAAGCTATGAAAACTATGTTAATACATAATTGGATTTTAAATTTTCAAAGACAAACTTATTTCTTAGAAATGGAAATGAGTCCAAGACAAATGTATATGAGACATAGAATGATTAAAGAAGGAAAAAGTTATGAACAAGTAGAATCAGATTTAAAAAATGGTATTAGATCTGGCTATAATGATAACTGGCTTATGATAGACTATAAACCTTGTTTTCCTTTTGAGCTTGAGAAAAGACTAACTGCTATGTCAGAAAAACCTGAAATAATTATTGTAGATCATATAGGTTTGATGGAAAGCAATAACAAAGATATGAATAGTAAGATGGAAGAGATTATGGGAGCTTTAAAAGAAGTTGCTATAAGGAATAATATCATTGTGTTTGCTATTTCAGAGATGACTAAAGAATCTATGAATAAAAAATATGGTGTACCTGCTATTGCAGCTGCAAGAGGTAGTGCAAGAATAGCTTATACTGCTAATAAACTATTATCTATAGTGCCTAAGAAAAATTCTAAAGGATTAATAGAATATTTAAAGTTAGATACAGTAGCTAATAGAGAAAAAGAGGGTATAAGTATTTTCTTAGAACCTAAAAATTGTAAGTTAGAAAAAATGAATAAAGTAAACAGAGAAAGAATGATTATATCATGAATATATTTGAATTAACATCAGAAATTGCAACAGCTAATACAGATTTGTTTGCAACAGAAGAAGAGATAGAAAAAAAGCTTGAAGTCTTGTTTTATGAGTTAGGTAAAAAAGAAGATGGATTATGGACTTGGTTTAAAGCTACACAAGCAGATATAGATTTAGCAGATGAATATATATCTAAAATACAAAAGCTAAAAAAAGTAAGACAAAATTCACAAAAGTGGATGAAGAATACTATGATAGAAGTGTCAGAAAAAACAGGCAAGCTTCCAAAACATTCAGTTTTCAATCCGTTAAAAGTTATGGAATCTAAATCTGTAGATATTATAGATGAAAGTAAAGTTCCAGAGACTTATTGGATAGAAGTGATTACTAAGAAGCTAGACAAAAAACGAATGTTAGCTGATATGAAGCAAGGTAAAAAGATACCAGGTGCTAATATAGCTACAAATAAATACGCGAAAGGGTTAAAATAATGAACTTAAAGAATACATCACCATATGCAGATATACAAAAAGAACAATTAGCTTATGGTGCAGGAATGAAATCAAAAGCTTATGGTGTTAAGATAGAAGGTGTAGATAAAGATAATGTACCTAAATGGAATGAAGTAGGTATAGTATCTTCAGACTATCTTCTTGTACCTAATAAAATTATGGTACAGATGGCAGATGATGTTATGTCAGGATCTGCTTTTACATTTCAAGAAGAAAAAGAGTTTTGGAATGGTAAACAATTCTTTAAGAGCTGGAAATGTGTTGAAGAAATAGATGCAGAAGTTAGAGAAGGTGATAACTTAGGTATAGGAGTTGGTATGTGGAACTCTTATGATGGCAGTATTTCAGGTAGAATGGCTTTATTTGCTTATAGATTAGCTTGTACAAATGGTATGACATCTAAACATGAGTTTGGTGAATATGTATTTAAGCATGATATAAATAATAAAGACTGGAAAAATGAAGTAGGAAAAACTTTAGAAGTTTTGTATACAGCTGAAGATAGTGTTAAAGAATTTGCTACTAAATGCAGTAAATTACCTAACCATTATGTAAGAGTAAGTGATCTTGCAAATGCGAGAAGAACAGCTTTCTCTTCAATGGGAACAGGAGTCTTTGGTAAGGCTTTTGACAATTTCCTAACTAACGAAGAATACAACGAAAGAACTGCTTGGGATCTTATGAATGCTGGAACAGATGTGTTTTGGCATAATAAGAAACAAACTATTTCAGACTTTAACCATAATAAACAATGGGTTGATGGATGTCTTAGTATAGCAGCTTAATAAGGATATATATATGAGAGGTTGGCAACCACACTACACTACATACCATCTACCTCATAGCTAACCTCTCTATATATGCCGAGTGATAAAAGTAATAAGAAGAAAAGCAAACAACTTGGGATGAACCATTCCACAGCTCAAAACAGACTTCGTAGAAAAATAATGTTTATGCTTATTCAAAGACTTAAACTTGATGAATGCTATCAATGTAATAAACTTATAGTAGATGTAGATGATTATTCAATAGAACATAAGAAGCCTTGGCTTGATGAAGATACCAGATTATTTTGGGATATGGGTAATATTGCATTTTCTCATAAAGCTTGTAATTCAGCATCAGCAAGACAAACTACTAAGTTAGGTAGAGTTAAGTATGAAAAAAGAATAGGCAACAGAGAAGATGAAGAAGGTCATTATCCAAGCAGAACTTGGTATGATAGAGGCTGTAGATGTGAAGCTTGTAAGTTAGTTAAAAAGTTTTCAAGAAAAAAACATGAAAGGAAAAAGTAAAATGAAACTATTAGACCTGTTTAGTGGGATTGGAGGATTTCACAAAGGTCTTGAAAGAGCAGGATTTAAATTTGACTGGGTGGGATATTCTGATATAGATAAATATGCTCAACAAGTATATAAATACAACTTTAAAACAGCGGAGAAATTAGGAAATGTTACAGCTATTCAACCAAGAGACTTACCAGAAGACATTGACATCCTTTGTGGAGGATTTCCATGCCAAGCATTCAGCATGGCTGGACACAGAAAAGGCTTCGATGACACCAGAGGTACTTTATTTTTTGAAATCGCACGCCTTCTCAGATATTTCAGAGAGCTTGGGAAACCAATCCCATACTTTATACTCGAAAATGTTAAAGGCTTACTTAACCACGACAGTGGACTCACATTTAATACTATCTACAGAGTTCTTACCGACCTTGATTATACCATTGAATGCCAGCTACTCAATACTAAGTGGTTTCTACCCCAAAATAGAGAGAGAATCTACATTGTTGGACATCTTAGAGACAAAAGAAGTGGATCAAAAATATTTCCTATCACAAAAAGCTTTCAACAGAGTAACAAGCTCAGAAAGGAAAACAGAACCAATAAACATACAGGAACTTTAATAGCTGGATATGCAAGAATACCTAATGATGGAACTTATATAGCTGATTATAGAACTGATGAGGGTATAAGAATTAGAAAAGATAATAATGCACCTTGCCTTACAAGTAGTGCAACATCTGAAACAGAACCTTCAAGAATGGGAGGTCTTGTTATGCATTCTACTCAACCAAGAAGTGGTGATCCTACTAAAGGAGGAACTGGTCCTCTATCAAGAGATGATGGAAATACTTATTGTTTAGATACAGGCAATTCTCAAGCTCTTGAAATTAAATCATCTA